CTTCCCTGCTCTCGACCTCACGCCAGGCCGGAAGGTCAAGCCCGACGACAACCTTGCAGACGCTGCGCTGATAGCGGAGTGGGCTCGCAGAGTCCTCGGGGGTGAGGGGTGAGGGGCTGGGAACTGAGGCAAGGTGACTGCGTCGAGCTGATGCGGGAGCTCCCCGAGAACTCGATCGACGCTATCGTCACCGATCCGCCCTACGGCCTGAGTCCCGACGGGAAGGCCCGGACCTGGGACGACATCGAGGACGGCAAGGCTCGGGGCGGATTCATGGGCAAGGGCTGGGACGCTGCCGTCCCTGGCGTGACCTGGGCTCGGGAGTGTCTGCGAGTGCTCAAGCCCGGCGGGCACATCGTGGCCTTCGGCGGGCAGCGGACGATCCACCGCCTGACCGTCTCGCTGGAGGATGCCGATTTTCAGATTAGAGAATTATTTGGCTGGCTCAACTGGCAAGGCTTCCCAAAAAGTCTCGACGCTAGCAAGGCACTCGACGCGCACCACGGCGCAGAGCGGGAGGTGGTGGGGCGGTCCAAGCTAAACCCAAGAGATAAGCGGGCCTATACGCCCAAGGCTGCACCTAACTGGGCGGGCGACTTCTCAAGCCCAGAGAAAGGCAACCTCATCACCGCCCCAGCAACCGAAGACGCCCGCACCTGGTCGGGCTTCGGCACCGCGCTCAAGCCTTGCCTGGAGCCTGCGGTCATCGCTCGTAAGCCTCTGATCGGGACCGTCGCGGAGAACCTGCTTGAGTGGGGCACAGGGGCGCTGAACATCGACGGGTGCCGGTACGCATACGGGGACGAGGCTTGGCCTGGGCCGGGGGATGCGCCCCCCGTTGGGAGGTCTGGAGCCTCCGCAGGGAGCCGGATCGGGATCAGCGTGAGCAACCCCGACGCCTGGGACGTTCCCGACCTCGGTCGCTGGCCCGCGAACGTCTTCGCCACGCCGAAGGCATCGAGGGCCGAACGCGAGGCGGGCTGCGAGGGCTTGCCGGGCAGGACCGGAGCCGAGGCGGTCGAGCGCGAAGAGGGCAGCGCGGGAACGCAGAGCCCGAGAGCGGGGGCAGGGCGCACCGCTTCGACCGTCCGCAACCATCATCCAACCGTCAAGCCTGTCCGCCTGATGCGCTGGCTTTGTGTCCTCGTCGGGTGCCAGCCTGGATCGTTGATCCTCGACCCCTTCGCCGGCTCGGGCACGACGGGGATCGCAGCACTCCGCGCGGGCTTCCGCTTCCTCGGCATGGAGCGTGAGCCCGAGTACGTCGAGATCGCCCGAGCTAGGATCCGTGGCGACTCGCCGCTATTCAATCAAGAGAGGCCGGTGCTCGATGCCTCGCCCTAAGATCGCGCACTACGCAGGGAACACCTACCCAAGCATAGGCTGGGCGCTCGGTGACGTGCTGCTAGTCGAGCCGCGAGCGAGCGATCAGCGGGTGGCCGAACTGCTCGACGTGACGCCGCAGACGGTACAGTATTGGCGGGCGAAGGCGGGGATCCCCGCGTACAAGCGGAGGAGCGCCCGCAGTCCTTACTTGGAGGCGACCCCGTGAACTGCGTTGAACTCTTCGCCGGGGTGGGAGGTGCTATCCTCGGAGCCATCCTCCGCCGCCCCTGACCTCCTGGCGGCACTGAGAGCCCTCGGGGTGCGCAAGCCTCGGGGGCTCTCTACTTGGCTGAGTCGTCGTCGTCCGCGCTGTCGTCGTCGTCTGTGCCGCTGTCGTCGTCGTCAGGGGGCACAGGGGCGGCGGCGCTGTCGTCGTCGTCTGTGGCGGTCTCATCGCCTCCACCTCCCAGCCAAGCGGCGAGGATGGCGGCGAGGAGAATCACCGCGAGAATCATTGCTTGCTTTGCTCGTGTCGTCATGATCCCTGCTCCAGTCTCTTGATCCTTCGTTCGAGGCGGGTCTTGGCGAGCCTCGCCATCCTTGGCCCCTTCTCCTCGAGTCGCTTCTGGAGCTTCCCGAGTCTCTCCTTCTTCCTCTTCGCTGCCGAGCTGATCCCGTCAACGATGGCGAGGAATATCAGAGATCCGAGGAAGTAGCCGAAATAGTCGAGAGCCTCCGCCAGTGGGTTGAAGGTCGATAGGTCGGTCATCGCGTCGAGGCGATACGCCATCTCCGCCGCCTGGCGGGCGCGGCGGGTGGCGCGGGGGAGGCCCACCAGTTCGGCCCCGAGGTCGCGGGACACATCCTCGAAGAGGGCGGCCATTGGCCCGTGATTCTGCTGGATCCAATCGGAGGCGACCCGCTCTCGAGCGAGCCTCTTCTCTCTGTCACCCATCGATCGATCCCTCCACTTCCTCTGCCACTGCCGCGACCTTCCGGCCTGACCGGATAGCCCCCGCGACATCGACGAGAGATTGACCCCCGACGAGCCCGAGGCCCATCGTAATGATTGCCTCGATCGTCTTGTCCTCGAGCTGGAACCCGAACACGTCAGACGCGGCGACGAGGAGCACGATCAGGATCGTAACTGCGAGTTTCTTACTTGCGAATTGCTGCATAGTTCCTCACTGGTAGAAGCTCTCGGGGGGCGCGGTTGGTCGTCCGTCCTGGGGTCCCATCCCCAGGCAAGACCGAGCGATCAACAGGCCGACGACCAAAGCGATCAGGCACAGGAAGACCGCGACGTCTTCGGCTCGCTGATTCCTCATTCAGCCCCGGCGATCCTAGCGTATGCCTCCCGCATTGCGGACGAATAGCGGAGGACGTTTGGTCCGTTGCCGTTGTAAATCCTGGCGACTCTCACCCAGTCCTTATCACGGATCGCGCTGAGGAACCTAGGGTTCTCCCGCACCCAGGTAGCGAAGACGGCATAGGACACAGCCTCCGGCGAGGCGAAGAAGTTCAGCGTTGCTTCTGTGGGGTCGGGCCAGTGGCGGAGGAGAGCCCAGCCCATGACCTGCCAGAGCCCCCAGCTCGTGGACTCGATAGCGTCTTGGGGTGCGAGGCTGAAGGCGTGATCGAATGCGGCGCGGTTGGTCTCTGCTGCCGTGGTGCTCCACGCTCCGCGAGATCCTCGAGTGTAGGGGATCTGCCCCTTCAGGTCTGGCCGCTTCCTCAAGAAGACGTGGGGCTCGAAGCGGGTCAGGTCTGGCCGACTGCGCGATCCGGTCTCGACGTGGCGCAGGGCTTCGAGTGCTTCGGGCTCGATGCCTAGGGACGTGGCGACCTGGGCGACCATCTCGGGGATCGTGTTGGCTGGATCCCAGCCCCTCTCCTTCGCCGCGGCCTGGGTCTTCGGCCCGGCGATCCCGTCGACCGTCAGGCCGGCAGCCCCCTGAAAGATGCGGATCCCCTGGTCGGTGAGGGCTCCGGCTATCCCGTCGGCTGGGGGCTCCATCGCATTGCGGCCGATCAGGAACCTCTGAAAAGACTTGACCAGCTCGCCGCGACTTCCTCGGCGGATCGTGCTCATGCGTCGGCGGCGGCTCCGGTTCCATTGGTGACCGGCACCCGGACTCGACCGTCGTCGTCGTGAGTGTGCTGGGCGAGCATTACCTCGATCCTCCTCGTGCTCGTTCGCAGCTCGCGCCCCATCGAGTAGAAGTGGGCATAGCCTCCTACGATGAGGATTATCGTCGGGAGTTGTTCGAGGATCTGAACCGCGCTCATGCTTTAACCTACAGGTGAGGGGCTTCGGGTTGCACTAAAAAGTCTCGCGAGCCGGGTTGTCGATCGCTCTTAGGATCAGCCCCACCGATCCTTGTTCGCTCCACGTCACCGAGTCCACGAGGCACACGAGATCCGTTGCCGCGATCTCTTCGTCGGTGAGAGTTACCACATCTCCCGGCGCGAGATAACCATATTTCGGAGCCGCACTGTAAGCGATCGTCCTCGACGGAAGGGCGTAGGCGGAGGCGAGCCAGTGGCAGATCCTCCCGGCTGTCGGCTTGTCATAAATAGCCGAGGCGGTGACCTCCTTCTCTCGAAGCCCGAAGCGATCCCGGCTGATGCGGCACGCGAGGTTACTCACTGCCTTGGAGTTCTGCGCCAGCGTCTCGTCGTCGCCAGTCAGGACAAAGGTCCGGGCCGGCTTGTCCTCCTTGGCGTAGGGGGCATAGGAGAGGCGGATCTCGTTAGCTATCTCGTCGGGCGAGCTATACGCGACCGCGCCCTCCCTGGACGCCTCGAGCAGCTGAACGTCGATCGAGTCGATAGCGTCGGCGGCGGAGGCGTCATAACGGAAGAGCGCGAAGTACAGGCCCTCGGGTCCTTGCCTCGCCGAGATGGGCAGGATCGGGACGAGTTGTTCTCGGATCCACTGAAGGGGAGAGAACCGTCGGGCTGGGCTGGCGACGATCGCGCAGTCGATCTTGTAGAGGTTCAGCGCCGGGACGATTGCAGCGATCCGCCCCTGGTCCCAACGGACCGCGCTCTGCTCCATCATAAACCGAAGGACGTCACCCGCCCCGCGGCATACCGTCCCGTCGTGGGTTGCGATACCCCCGGCTCCGCTGGTCGACCACTCGATCCAATACTCGTCTTCCTCATCGCTGCCAGACATTGCGGAGATATCGACCACGGTCACGTCAAGCCCGAGGCCGTCCTCGCTCGCCGTGATCGTCGGGGTGAGGCTGGTCGCGTCCGTTGAGTTCCGAACGACTACGGTATTCCCCGTCCCGGTCGTGACGGGATGCCCCGCGATCAAGAGCGTGTCCGTATTGATCCACAGTCCCGGGCTTCCGTAGATTGCCCCGTCTCCCGGGTGCCCGAAGATCCAAGGATACCTCTCGAGGTCGACCGAGTCCCTCGCGCTGGGCCAGGTCGTCGAAGTGATCTGGGCGAGAGCCGGAGGAAAGAGGGCGCGATCGTCGAAGGCGTTCTCCTCGAGCCCGAGGGTTACCGGCTGGGAGCTCGACCCGTAGCTAGGATCGGTTACCCTCCCGTCGATGATCAAGAGTCGCTCTGCGGTGCCTCGCGCCCAGAGATAAAGCTTCCCCGTCGCGGCTGCCAGGTCGTGACCGTCGGCGACAGCCTGGGGGACGTCTATGAGGTCCTGAAGGTAGAGAGTCAGGCTCACCTGATTGGGGCTCGGGGCGTCAGTGAGTAGATCGATCTGGTCCTCGAGTACGCCGCCCCAGTCGAGCCCGGGTCTGTATCCGTAGGTTGTCCCGTCGAAGGTCCCCTCCTCGTGATCCTTCGAGAGATAGAAGGTCTCCCCCGCAAAGGAGAGGTCAAGGAGCCAGACGAGGTCCTTGCCGATGAGGTCGGAGAGGCTAAACGCCATGGGCTACACGATCTCAGAGATCGTGATCGTTCCGAGCCGATCTACGTCGGTCTTCTCTTCGTCGCCGAGGATGTTCTGGCGAGAGTGATCAGACGTGATCCTCCCGTAGACGTAATGCCTCGGGTTGTTGGTCTGGTCGTCTGTAGACTCCGGCGCGATCCGGGCAAAGTAAACGACGGGAGAGACCGCCCCGCCCTGCCGTCGGAGCAGCCCATCCATCAGATAGATAGAATCCTTCACCGAGGCGATCCCGCCGCCGGCTGCACTGGCCGCTACATAGTCTGGAACCGGGTCGTCCTTGTTAATCTGTGTCGCGTCGACTCCGTCCGTCCACGAGAACTCGACCTCCCGCGCCGCAGGACCCATTCGGCTAGCTGCTGAAGATCCGTTGGGGAGCGTGAAGATCTCAGAGTTGGCCCGCGTCACGACCTGCCGCCCCCTCGCGTATTGTGTCCCGAAGATCGCGAGCGGGCCGATCAGGGCTTGGCCGATCTCAAAGTAACCGTCCGCAGTCGTCTGGGCTGGGATCCTCAGTCGGTAATAGCGGGCGGTCGGTGACTGGGAGTGGGCGATCCCCGCGGCGCTCGGCGCCCAGATCTCACAGTCTCCGCTCGTCGCCTCGGTGTCGTCGGCGCCCTCGAGGAAGATCGTCGGGTGCTTCGCGGCCTCCTCCGTCCACGCGCCCTCGGAGTTCTTCTCGATCTTCCTGTACTTCGTGTTCGTGGAGTCGACGAAGGTCCCGCCCTCCAACTCCTGATACATGATGTAGCGCCCCGCCTTGTGAGCCCCCCCTCCGGTCTCAGGATAGACGGTCTCCCCCTTCCGCTCGAACCTCAGAGAGGTGAAGCCCTCGGCGGCGTTGATCGTGCAAAGGGTCGTCCAGCCCGCCGCGTACTTCTCAAGGTATGCGGTCTTGAAGTTGATCCCCAGGAGGACAACCCCGAAGCTGTGGTTCTCGAGGTGACCATAGGCGAGCTCGGAGATGTCCCAAGCAATGATCTGCTCCGTCGCGTCCTTCGATCTCCACGCCGCCCGGGGGCTCTGAGCCACCGACGGGAAGACGTTCCTGAGGGGGTGAGAGTAGTCCGCGTCGATCTGCCACCTCTCCTTGTATCTCGTCGGGCCGGCGACCGCTGCGATCTTCACGTTGTCGAAGATCTCGGACGGCTGTGTACTGAAGCTCCGCGGGTGTAGATCTCCCGGGGTGCTCCACGAGTCCGCGAAGCCCGCGGAGGTCGGAGCCCATCGTCCCGGCCAGAAGCAGTAGCCCACATAGCCCCATCGCGAGACGTCGCTCCCCGTCTTGTGATTTCCGAACGTCACCCGGGAGTTGTCGGCGTTTGCGCCCGCGTCGGACACGGCGCCCCCAGGACCCTCGGTCCACTCCCTGAATTGGTCGCGACGGGCATACCAGGTCTTGACGTTCCCTTTGTCCATCGCGATGCGGATATGTAACCGCTTTGTCATGTCCTCTGTGATCGCCGATCCGATCTGAGCCCCTGCCGTGATGTCCCGGAGCGCCCAGCCCGAGTCGGCTATGCAGACTGCGATCTCGTACTTGAAGCTGGAGGCATCAGAGATCCTGATCAGGAACCCGACATCTGTGTCCGTCAGCGATCCCGATCCCGCGTCGACCGAGACCCCTATCTCGGCGAATACGTCCTCCTGCTCGTTCCCGCTGCTGAACTCGCGAAAGAAGTACCGGGTGTTCGCTGTCGTGTCGATCTTCAGAACGCTACTCGCCAGATCGTCGGCCCCGGCGCCGCTCGCCGTCCACCCCACGCGCCGCGGATCCACGATCGGAAGATAGCCACCCCCGCCCGTGCTCGTGCTCGTGTTCTTGTTGAAGGCGACGTAGTCGGTGTCTTGGAAGTTCACCGTCCCGTGAGCCGCCGGCCCGGTGTGAGTCGAGAAGCCGCCAAGGTAGACGACGCCGAGAGACTGCGGATCTTCGTCTGAGCTGTCCGCCGTCCACCTACTGAGAACCACGACCTGGCCCGCGCTGGACGCCGCCGCGTAGGTGTCAAGCCTCGCCTCGGCAGTGTCGCCCGAGAAGTACGCCGCCTCGGAGAAGGTCGACCAAGTGTCGCCCCCGTCGTCGCTGCGGACGGGGTGGAGGTCATCGTCCGAGACATCTCGGCTCACCAGAGCGAACACTACGCCGCTATCGTCTCGCCACGAGGCGCACCCCGGCTTGGTGACGGAAACCATCCCGTTGTAGATGTCGACAGCGGTCGCCAAGAGAAGTCGGTCGTATGCCGATCCGATCCGCCGGCTCAAGTACTTGTTCGAGCCCGCCGCGGGGTCGGAGTGGTAGGTCATCAGGAAGGCTCCGTCAACCTCCACTAGATTGATCGCGAGCACCTCCTCGCTCCCATTCGTTACCCAGTCGTCCTCTACCTGGGTGAACCGCCCGCCGAGGTCATCGCTCGCATATTGGGCACAGTTCGACTTGGACGCGCCGTCCTCGAACTGGATCACCAAGAGCACCTCGCCCCCGCTATAGATCGCCCGCATCTGCCGGATGTCGTCGTTGCTGATCTTCGTATCAAGACAGCGGAACGAGTAGGGTTCCCAGTTCGCCCCGTCGTCGTCGGAGAAGTACACGTCGACCTGATCCCCCGAGGCGATGTACGCGAGAACGCGCCCGCTTGGAAGCTGGCAGAGGGCCGGTCCCTTCTGGGCTGTGGCGCTGTCCGGGGTCAGGGTTCCCGCCGTGCTCCACCCGCTGCCGGGCGTCGTCGTCGGATCGTAGATGCTGACGGTCTGGGCGAACGTGGTCTTGTGCTGGAGTCCGAGGGCTAGCAGCTTGCCCGACTGTAGTCGGATCACGTCGGGATAGGCCGACAGCTCGGAGGCGTCGTCAGACCAGAAGAGAGTTTCCCAGCCCGAGAGGAGTTGGGGTCCGTCCCATCCGTACTTGTCGGATTCCGCGGCTTCGTCTGACCAGAGATAGCCGGCCCGCTCGAGCCCGGGGTGTCCAGCTCGCGCCGACATCACCTCGACCGATCCGTTCGCGCTCTGGCCTCCGCTGGTTTGAAGGACCATCCTCGTCGACTGCTGCGCCTCTGGGATCCCTGGCTTCGCGGTGACCTGGGAATAGCTGCTCGGCGCCGTCGCGTGGGTGCTGCTCGTCAGGTTGTCGAGCCCAAAGCGCGGATCGGGGATCAAGATCCCTTGATACCTGTCTTTGACGAATTCGGTCATCAGGTCCCCGAGTACGGATTATGCCGCCCCAAGGCTCGGGGCTGGGCGGCGCGGAGTGCGTCGACCAATGGTCCCTGCTTGGTGCGTAGGTTGTCCGAGACCATCGCGTCCACGGTGCGCGATCGTACCTTAAACACGGTGACGATCGGGGCTGAAGATGTGCCGCCCCTGTTGAGTTGGCGAACGCCATCGCTGCCCCCAGCTGCTCTCACTCCCTGCGGGCTCAGCACAGCCTCCGAGCGAAGTAGGCGCGCGCTGATCTCGTCGGGCGCACCAAGGGAGACCATGCCGCCAGCGTGGAAGGTCGGCGGAGGTTGCGCGGCGACCGTCGCCATCTGGATCCCACCGATCGTCAGGGCAGTCGCCATCATTCCGAGGCCTATCGGGGTTGTCCCGCCGCCAGAGACGAGACTCGCCATCGCAGCCTGTGCCGTGGAGATCGCTATCTCGGAGAGTCCGAGGGCCTTCTGGATAGCCCAGATCGCCATAGCGCCCGCCTTTTGGTCACCAAGCCTCTCTGCCGTCGCGTCCCGCTCAGCCTCTAGGAAGCTCTGAACGCTCTGCCTGTGATCCTCCTCGATCATTCGATCCAGCTCGGCGAGCCTGCTTGCTGTCTCGGACATCGACGCTTGAGCGTTCGCGGCGATCTCCGAGAACAGGCGGTCGATACTTCCAGCCATCTTGGATGCGAAGTCAGCGGAGTCGTCGAAGTCCTTCCGCACCCCCTCCATAGCCTCGCGCCAGGACTCCGCCACCGAGTCCGCCGCCTCCTTCTCCTCCTCCTTGATCAGGTCGAGGGCTTCCTTTCGCCGGTCTCCGAACTCATCCCTGATCCGAAGAAGGTCAAGGGCGAGGGCGTTCTCTATCTCCGCGATCTCGCTCGCTGTCCTGGCCTTGGTGTCGATCAGGTCTTGAGCGCGCTCCTCCGCCCGTCCTATCGCGAGCTGCTCCGCAGCGTCGACAGCCTCGATCCCATCGAGACGATCGACCCACTGATCCTCGAACGACTTCTTGACCTCGTCGGTGTAACGCTGGATCTCTGCAAGCCGCGCCTTGTTCGCATCCCTGGCGGACTTCGCGGCAGCTTGCCGGCGAGCCCGATCTTCTTTGTCAAGTGCTGCCAGCTCCGCCCGCATCTGGAGAACCGCTTGGGTGTTCAGATTGGCGACTTCTTCCCATTGCTCTGTAGCAACACCCCACGAGACGAGAAGGTCGTGTGTCGCGTTATAGCGGGCGCGGATCGCGTCGGCTCCGGTGAGCAGCGATCCCCGCAGAGCATCGACCTTGGACGTGAGTTCGTCCACTCGGCGCAGTTCCGCCGGGTCTATGAGTTCGAGCCCCTCCTCGCCGCCGACCCCCTCCGCGTTCTGCGCGATCTGAGCGAGCTCCTCCTTCTGCTGCATGAGGGCGACGACTGTCGACTCTGCGACCCTGTGGTTCTCCTTTGCGACCTTGAGGTATCCCTCGAGCTCCTTGATATATTCGTCACTCGCCCAGGGGCGCTCCTTCTCGAGCTTCGCGGTCCACTTGTCGATCTTGACCTGCGCGGCCATGACGGCTGCCGACGCGTCCCAGATCTCACCCGCGATCCCCTCCCCCTCGGTCGGGATGGTCCCCTCTCCGAAGGCGTGCCGGATCCCAAGGGCCAGGTCCTCGAATGCCTCGGACATCTTCTGTAGGGTCGGCAGCCACGAGTCCACGGCAACCTTGAAGAACGCCCCAAGGTGAACCTTGAGCTTCTCCATCGAGTCTTTGAACTCCGCAGCTGCCTTAGCGTCCTCATCACTGAGGACCAGACCGAGAGCCCGGGCTTCGTCCTTCGCGCGGCGCATCCCCTCTGATCCGTCGTTCAGGACCAGAGCCATCTTCGTTCCCGCCTCTTCCATGAGGCGCATAGAGATCGCGACCTTCGCAGGCCCCTCCGGCATCTTCTGATAAGCGTCGGCGAGATCTGCGAGGACGTCCTCTGTAGAGCGGACCTGATCCTCCGAGTCCTTCAACTCGATCCGCAGACCCTCGAAGATCCGAGCGGCGTCAGATGTCGGGTTCTGGACCGACTCGAATATGACCTTTCCAAGACCCCGGAGCGAGTTCTGCAACTCCTCCTGGGTGACGCCCGCGAACTTCGCCTGATAGCTCAGAGCGGAGAGAGCCTCGACAGAAATACCGAGCTGCTCCGACGTCTTGCCGAGACCGTCCGCAAAGTCAACCTGGGACTTGGTGACCTTCCCGATCGCGACTGCCGTCGCTGCGAGTGCCGCGGCGACCCCGAGCATCGTCTTCTTGAGAGCCCGGGCGTCGAACTTCACCTTCTTTAGGGAGAACGATCCCTTCTTGGCCCAAGTCCCGAAGTCCTTCGTCGCACCCTTGAGGCCGGTCCCGATCTCCTCGACGTCCTTCGTCGTTTTCTTGCCGGTCTTCCCCAGGGACCGAAGGGCGGACTCTAGGTCCTTTGTGTCTCCCTCGAAGTGAAAGACGATGTCTCTACGATCTGCCATGTCTAGTTATCCCCGCCCATCCAGAAGTTCACCGCGCTGTCGCTTGCGCCGTCCTTCGACATCGCCCGGCGGACCGATTGGTCGGTTGCGCCATTCCGCCCGCTCGCCGCTCTGCCGGCCTTGCTGGGGTGAGTGAGGAGCCACGCCTCGAGGAGGTCGCCCAGAGACGCGGGGAGAGACAGCGCGCGCCGAAGAGCCTCGGGAGGGGCTGGCTCGTCGTCGATCTTCGCGGGCTGCATCATCTGCTCCGTCGCGTGCGTCAAGTGCCAGTAGGCGAACAGTTTCGCCTGCGTCTCCTTGTCGTGCTTCCAATAGCCATGGGGATCACCGCCCAGAAGGTTTAGGCCGATATCAAGTCTGACGAGATCTCCGAAGCCTTCTGGGCTTCCCCAAAATTTATAGTGCTCTCCGGCGAGGTCAGGATCGACCCGAACCTCTTCGCCAGCTCCGCCGCCCAAGGGGCAAGGTGGACCGTGCCGCTTATCCCCTCCTCGTGGAACTCCTCGAGGACCTGCTCTCCGTAGGCGAGCCAGTCACCTCCGCGCCGCGGCTTCTCTGTCTCGAGGATCCTGGTCGGATCCCACCAAGACGCGCCGACGATCGCCGCCAGGGCATCGACAGATCCACCGAAGCTCAGACCGTCGTCGAGGACTGAGAAGCGGGAGAGCGTCTCGATCAGCTCGACCACGATCCGATCGTTAGGCAGCCGGAACCACTGGACCGGAAGACCCTCTAACTCGATCTCGAAGTAGAGCGGGTTCGCCTGACCGTCAGGCCGGCGAGGGACCGCTCGGGGTTCCTTTAGGTTCTTCATTCTTCCCACCCTTCTTGGCCTTGGCCTTTGCCTTGGCCTCCAGTTCCTTGATCCGGGCCGTGCGGCGGACCCGAACCCCGTCAATAAAGCACCACTGCCCGCCCGATGCTTTGAGCTTCTTCAGTTCCGCGGCGCTCATCAGGTGATCGACGTCGGCAGGACCGCGTAGCTCGTGATCGAAATATTGATCGTATCTGGGTCGCCCTCTCCGAGCGATCCGGTAACGACGCAGAAGGGGACCGTCAGCGAGTGATCGCTCGCGTCCCCGTGGTCGGTTCCCTCGATCAGCCAGCCAAGGTCAAGCGTGAAGACCTCGGCATTGGCTCCGAGGGTCGAGACCCAGGAGGATCCCACGTCACCCGACTGGAGGAGGATCTCTTCGAGGGTCGCATACCCAGCATCGGACAGGTCGCGCAGATAAGCGGTGAAGGTCGCGGTCATCGCCTGGTCGTCAGACTTCCGCAGGGACGGGGTGGCCCCGAACTCACCGCGGTCGAGGTTGGCGACGATGCTCGGGCCGGGAATTGAGAGGTTGAAGTCCCCAGCCTCGAACGCGATCACGAGCGTATTCGCCGCCCCGCTGTCCGAGAACGTGAGCTTACCGTCTCGCTTGGTCTTGACTACTGTGGAATAAGCCATCTCTCATTGCTCCTCATCTTGACCGAAGGCGGGCGCGCTCTCGGCTTCTTGTGTTCTCTCTAACGAAGCCCGCGACACGGGCGGCAAAAATTGAACCCCGGACCACGCCGCTATCCTCTTGAGCCGAGGGTAGGAGGAGGCCCAAGAATTGAGCGGTGCGATCCGGGGAGACGGATAGGTCGGGGCGCCCCGCGATGTCGTCGCGGGCGAGGGAGTCGATCCGAGACCAGACCCCAGAGAGCAGGCTATCCGCTCGCCGCCCGATCCTCTTCCAGATCTCGGCGGCATCCCTTCCGCTCTCCGGGGTTCCAGCCGGGTAGACGTAGGCGGCATATTCTCGCGGGTTGCGGATCACCCACTCGAGCCCCTCCGCTGTCGTCTCCCAGTCGGCTTGACTTGCCCCGGTGTCAACCGGCCAGACTTCGTCGATGAACTCGCCCAGCTCCCAGGCCAGGTCGTTCACGATCTCCCAGATCTGATTTCTTGTCTCCGGGCTCAGCATCGACGGATCGAGCTGGCTGTCGCGGAGGCGAGCAGCGATGTCGATCGAGATGTCGACCGCGCCGCCTGACGCTCGGTTCATGGGCTCAGCCACCGAGAAGCCCCCCGCGAAGAAGGGTGATCATCTTGGCGGCGACCTTGTCCATCTCCTCCGAGAAGATCTCTTCCGCCGCCTCGGCAGCGTCTCCGGCCTCGCCGCCTGCAAGGTGGATGTACTGGGCATAGTAGCCCCCGCCCTTCGATGCCCTGGCATCGTTAAAGACAACGGCAGAGATCCCCCGCTGCCGAGACTTCCAGCCCCGAAGGGACCGACCGGAGCGGCGCGACCCTGGCGACCCCATGGGAACGTAGTAGTTCCGCCCGCTCTTCTTGCTCTTGCGGACTGTGCCGATAGGCCAGGGGTTCCCCGGGCGCTGTCCCGTCCCGCGTAGCTTGTCCTTGAAGCTTGTGATCCCCTCCCCGAGGGCGTCCTGCAAGTCGGAGAACGGGAGGACCTTGGCGTCTTCGATCGCCTTCCCGAGCTCGCCGGTATCGACAGAGAACGTGGTCACAATTCGAGATCCGTCTCTAGGGAGAACCGGATCGTTCCGAAGAGCCACTCCCGCGACTCGTGCGCGGTGTAGGAGCTGCTCTGGTGATAGATCGCCCACTGCTGAGATGATGCGGACGCGTCGGCCTCGAGGGCCTGGATCGCGGCGAGGCTGTCCCCGAGAGCGACGTCTCGCGTCGTGCTGTAGTTGTGAACGTCCTGCGCCCATACGCAGATGAGGTCTAGATCGTACCGGACCCGCTCGACGCCGCTTCCGCCCCGCTGGTCGCGGTACTGCCCGGTGTTGGCTATAGCCGAAGGCGTGACGGTGAAGGCTCGGTTGAGGGCAGCGTCTGGCGCCCACCGAGGGTTCAGCAGCTCCGCGGACTCGGACAAGCTCGTCCCCGCCTCGACGATGGTCGCCACGTTGTCGAGAACCTGGACGTGCGTCAGGGCCACTGGAGCCGCCCAGTCTCGACCCCGGGGCCTCCGGTGAAGACCACGGGGGCGGCGGCGATCTTAGCGTCGGCCTGACCATCCCTCCCGGTGTCATAGTCGAAAGAGATCGTCGACCACTCCTGGGCGAACGCTTCCCTGTAGAAGTCGGCCAACTCGGCAAACTTGCCGTCACCCGCTGCGGTGTGTCCGTCGCGGAAGATCAGCTCCAGAGACTTGAACACCAAGGAGTCGTGGAGGGAGTACGGGGAGAGGATCAGGTATGGGAGGCGCCCACCTTTCAGGAGCAGGCGGAGGATGACGAACCAAGCCTCGGCAATGAAGTCGTCCGCGTCGTTCCCGCTGGCGATGAGTCGGCTGATGTTCTGGTGACGTGCGGCGAGGTCTGCCTCGACCACGGTCGGGAAGAGGTCGGAGCGAACGAGGGCGGCAGATCGGACGAACTCGAAGGGATCGCCCGACATCACCAGATCCCACTCGATCCGCCATCCGTCAGCGAGGCTCTTCGATGCGGGGAGGTCGATCGCCGCGATCGTGTAGTTCGCCCGGGTTGACGCGATGGTCACCGCCGCCCCGTCGATCACCTTCGCGTTCGAGTCGTCGTAGATAGTGACGGTCCCCGAGTCGGGCGCCGTGAGGTCTCCGCTCGCGTCGTAGATCTTCGCCGTGATCGCGTTCGCCTGACCTCGAACAATGAACTCGGGTATGGGCGCGTGGATCCGCCAGAGAGTGGAGGCCGTGGTCACTGGATCACCTCCCCGTCCGAGTTAACTCTCACAGAGGCTATCACCTCGCCGTCGGCCCCTATCAGGTCTACCTCGAGGATCCCGGCGACGAGAAGGGACGATGTCGCCTTGACGGTCACCGGGGACTGTTCGCGGGCCGCATCGAGCGCGCGCATCTGCTGCTTGGATGTCACGGTTACTTCCTTCTCAGTACGCGGAACTTTGTATAGGTGACGGTATAGGCGTGAGAGATCGTGCTTCCCCCGTCGTCGTCGTAGTAACCGTGCAAGGCGATGGTGCCGTTCCCCTTGGTGATGTCGAGGCTCGGGTTCGTCCCTGGGGAGGTTGAGGTCGCCGAGCTGACGACCCCGGAGACTTCCAGCTCAGACGAGGTGAGCGGGTCGATAAAGTCTGTAGCCGGGTCGACCCCCGCCACGAAGCCGGCAGATCCGACATACCAGACCAGCTCGCGGAACGGCGGCTCTCCCGACCCCACAGCGATATAGCGCCCACCGTCCCCAAGCTGAGCGTCGGTTCCCTTGTATGGGCTGGCCCAAGAAGTGTCGCTGTAGACCGCCGAGTTCTCGACCCAGTTGTCCCCGGTCGTGCCGTCCGAGAGGAGTAGTCCGTACTCCTGCCAGTTGTCGTCCATGCCTGCCGTGCCCAGACACTGGAACGCGATCGTGTCGTCGATGGCAAGGCTTGAGACGATGGACGAGACTGCGATCTCGATGCGGGGGGCGGTCATCGTCCCGGGGTACAGGGTCGAGTCATCGTTGCCGATAGCGAACTTGATCGTCAGCCCGGTGCCGTTGATGATCTTGATCTCGTCGCAGTAGGTGCTGCCGCCGTCCGTCATGCTCTTTGCGGTCCAGGTCCCGCCCTCCGCCGCCCGGGTGTCGTCGTTGCCCGTAAAGGCATAGGTAGTCTGGGCGGTCCAGTCCACCTCGTAGACGACATCCCACAGGGCAGCAGCGCCCCCGCCTCCGCTGATCCTTCCGCCGACGGGCATTAGGTCACGTCCATGTAGAGAACGCGGAACTTCGAGAAGATCGGCTGGATGTCGGTTACAGCATTCTCGTCCTGAGCGGTCATGCCGACGCGCAGGTTAGCGAGCGTAAACGCGCTGCCGTCCGTCGCATCGCTGAACATTACCGAGGTGCCGATCGTCGGGGTGAAGTCGTTCGGGTCCGGGAAGTCCCCGTCGTCGGGCATGTTGCCGACCGCACCATATAGGGACGAGATGTAATCCGGCCCGGGCCAGATCGTGATCTGATAGAAGTCGCGGTCTCCCTGGGCTGCGGTCGTTACCTCGTAGTCCGCCCAGGTAGCCGCCCCTCCGCTGTTCTCGGTGTAGCCGACGATCTGACTCTTGGCGCTGCTCTCGTAGATCGCTCGCGATAGAAGGTAACGGACGTCACTCTGCCCCGTTCCGGTGTAGCCGTTCCAGAGGATGAGCCCCCAAGCGTCGTAGTTGTTTCCGACGTCGGTGCTCGAAGTCGCGGTCGCCTGGATGCAGACCGCCTGCTCGTTCAACGCATATGTCTTGGCGACTCCCACGAGGTCCGCGACCTTTGCCGAGAAGACCCCCGCCGCCATCGTAGTTGTGTAGATGTTCTTGCTCGAGTCGGGCCAGATGCACAGACCGTTCGATCCGTCCAGCTCGAACCCGTCGGTCTGGAAGTCGCTGGACGTGTTGTTTTCCGCCGTCCAGTCGACGCCGCTCATAGTCCTGGTTGCCGTGCCGGCGCTGCTCAGATCCTGGGCGCTCTCGGAGCTCAAGTCGAGGGAGTACGCCTCGACCCAGAGGTTGTCACCTCCGCCGCCTCCGCCGCCCCCGCTGATCCTTCCGCCGATCGGCATCGTCTCACCTGAACCAGACGACAGAAGCGACGGGCGTCCCGCTTGCGGACTTGATCTTGATCGGGAGATCGGCGCCTATCCCAGGAGGGGGAGGGCGGAGAGACCACGAGGATCCCGCGGGAACCTGCTCTTCGTTGCCGCTGTCGATCTCGACGGTGAATCCGATCTCGGAATCATCCAGGGTGACCGAGATCGACCGGGCGCCATCTTCGATCGTGATGGCGGATCCGTAGGACGTCGAGAGCGTTTGAGCCGCTGATCTATAGAGGGACATCGACGCCCCCTATTCCGGCGCGATCTCGTAGGCGTAGACTGTGGCGCCGAGTCGTCCCTTGATCTTGAGCTTGTTCCCGTCGCCTCCGTCAATCCAAAGCGAGATCTCCAGGTTGCTGACGTCTCCGTCGTCGGGAGCGCCGTCACCTACAGTTATGAAGAGAGCGCCGTCGTCGTCGACCTTTAGCGCGCTGTTGAGAATCTTGGTTCCTTTTGCCATTTCAAGGCCCCTTTGTGAGGGGACCGGGCAGGGTGCGCCGGTCCTTGATTAGCGGTGATCAGTCCCTCTTTTGGTACTTCTCCCCGTGTACTACATAGCGAGCTGCTGCTCGCGACTTCTTCTGTGCTTGCTCGTGGTTCATTGTCCCGCGGCTCTCGGTTACGAGTCGCTTTGTCATCCGGTCGATCGTCTCGCGCACGCCCTGCTTCTCACCCGACATTGGAGCTGTCCTCCTGGGGCTTCTTGCGCGGCTTGCGCGGGGTCTTGGGTGCGGACGCCTTCAGCATCTGATCGCGGGTCGCCTCTTCTCGTCTGAGCTTGCCGGCGGCGATCTGGTTCGCGGGGTTGAGACTGACCGCTCCTTGAAGGCGTTCGATCCGCCGCTCGACCTCTCGAGTCTTGACCTTCACAATGTTGGGTGTGATGGGCGCGACGATCCCCGAGCTGATGAGGTGTCGGAGGAACTTGTAGTACTCCTCGCCGCCCTCATCGACGAAGAGCCGACCCGCCTCGACGCTCACCTTTTGGAAGGGATCAAGGTGAGTGCTGCCGCCCGCCTCGTGCGGGTATGCGACGAGGTAGTCCTGATAGGGACCAAGGCGCGGATCGGATGGCTGGATCACTTGCCAGCCTCGACGCATGCCTCCGGCGACCGCGAGGTCGACCCCTCCGCCCTCTGTCACGCCGTCGACTCCTGGATCGATCCGCAGCTTTCCGAGCAGCGGCAGCCACTCGCCATCGACGAACATGAACCGGAACGGATGATGTCGGAAGAGAAACCGAGACTGCTTCCGCACCCGGCGCGGGATCTTGACCGCGTCATACCTCTCTTCTCGATCTATTCGCTTGCCTAGTACCTGCGCCATGAGTTCCTACCCTCGCTTGACTGAGTTTGGGGATACACGCCAGGTCGACGTAGCGGCCTTGCCCGCCTTGCCGTCCTTGGCGTTCTTGTGGAAGCTGATCACCCAGCCCCCCGGAGTTCTCTCGCCTGAGGCGTGGGCGGCATCCTCCCCCGACCGACGGAGGGCGGCGTCTACCGCGTCTCCGAAGGTCAGGGAGGAAGAATCACGGAGGCTGATGTAACCGTGAACCGCCATCGTCTCGCCTATCGGTCGGTGATGATAGCCACGCCGCGGGAGTCTTCCCCGATGGCGACAGCGTTAAAGGCGTGACCGATGACTCGGGAGAGGCCCGGATCGGCGACTCGCTCGAACTCGGCATACACCGGGCTCGCGGCGGGTGCCGGGACGGCTCCTCCCATGATGCCAGCGGCGGACGCCTCGGCGTAGGCGACCCCGCCCATTCCGAACATCGCGCCCGCGCTGTCTGCGCCAGCGTTAGCAGTCACGACCGAGTCACTCGCCCAGACGTCAACGCCCAGGAACTCGCCCTTGTAGCCCGGACCCTTGGCCCGGAGCATCTCGGCGGTCGCCGGCATCCACTGAACCGAGCCACCCTCAGACCGCAGGGACTCCTGCAAGTCTGTGAACTGAACGGTATAGAGGACGCAGGCCAGTCGGCCCGGGACCACGCTCTGCTCGAGCTGGTAGATCGCGGCGTAGAAGTCGTCGACGGTGAGGTCAACCGTCGTCGTGCCGACCGTGTTCGAGAAGTCGTCGATCACTCCGCAGACCTGATCCGTAAACCGGAGCACGTAAGCGTTGCTCACGGCGGCGGCGAGCTGGGCGAGGCCCAGGTTGCCGGGTCCGCCGGTAACCTGCATCAGATCCGAGATCTCATAGGCAATGATCTGCTGGGCGACGGTGAGGGACAGCGCGGTATCGGTCAGCGCGGAGTTGCCCGCTGCCGTGGTCTCGTCAGCGTTCGCGGCTGCCATTGCGCCGTTCCAGGTGATCTGAGGAGTCTCGAGCTTGGAAGAGCCAGAGCCGCCGAGATCGCCAATCTTGAGACAGACAGACCGGAGGTCCGTCGCGTCGTAGAGGGCATCCCAGATCAGGGAGTTGAACACCTCCGCTGCTCTAAGGTTGTCCCCCTGCCCAGTATAGGTAATTTCATTAGCCATCGTCGATCACTCCAAAGGCCAGCGGCCCGCGTTGATGTTGGTTCTCGCTCGCCTTCGCCCGTGAGGTGGGAGTGACCTGGCAGCGGTTCGCGTCACAGTTCGCCCGTTACGGTGGGAGAGACCTACTGCGGCGCGGTGTGTATTGATGCAATCCTATGCGGTTCGGATTGTATGGGTCAACTAATTAAACGGCAGCTTGATTGAGGCGAGAATCTCGGGCATAGCCGCGGCGCGCTCTTCTCTACTCATCCCGCTGATGCTGCCCGGCGTGTACGGCTGAGCCGGAGGAGGTGCGGGGCGCGTGCCATTGTTGCTCGAGGGCATGGACGGGGGTGCGGGAACCTCGGGCGCGGACGTCGCGTCGGGTGTCCTGCTCTCTGGGGCGAGGAAGGACGCGACCATGGGCGTCGTCTTCCCTTCTCTCTGGAACCACTCGCCGAAGTCTCCGGGCTCAGTGGCTCGATCGTACTTCGACCGCAAGAACTCGCTACAGTCCTGGTCCGTAATGCCGGCAGAGAGGAGAACCCGATCCTGACCCCATCGCGTCTCGGCGGCGGAGTGCTTCTGTTGGAGCTCGGCGAACTGGGAGTTCAGGTCGGAGAGGGCGTCAAGCTCGGCCTTGAACCCCGTCGCCTTCTTCTCCCAGATCGTCGCGGCTGGTCGGATCTCGTTCAGCTCAGCTTGGAGTGTGTTCCGGCTCTCGCGGATCTCAGCTGTCCGGGTCTTGATCAGCTCCTGAACCTGGGCCTCGGTGTATGTCTTGCTGGTTTCGTCTGTCATTGTCTCCCGCCTCCTACGTCGGGAAAGAGTGACCGCTCTCGGCGGATCGTCTCGAGGTGATCGATCGCCTCGGCCCGGTCCATGCTCGGATGCTCGGCGAGGACGAAGTCGACCGGGGACGCGAGGCCCACCTCCCACTTGGCCTTGATCTCCGCGGCTCGAGCTTGGCGCTCTGACGGGGTCGGCGGGACTGTCATGTAGCGGATCGAGTAGCCGAGCTCGGGGATGGCCGAGCCCTCGTTCGCGTTCAAGAGGGCGGCGGAGAGGGCGACGACGTCCTTGTCACCGCGCTCGAACTGGGCCTCGCTCGCCTTCTGGAGTCGGCGCACGCTCTCCCGCTTGAGGGCTATCGCGTAACCCGACTCGGCAGCGCCCCCGCTCCGCTGGAAGTCGTCGGGGCTCAGACCGGCATGGGCCAGGGTTCGCTGTTCGTACTGGTCGATCGCGAGCTGTAACCTCTCGGGGTCAACGGGAGATGTGAACTGCCCGAGCCTCCCGGAGCCTGGTGCCCCGTCGTCTTGGAAGATCGCGATAGCCGTCGGGTCGAGGTGGACCTCTCGCCTCACCGACTTGCCGGTCCCTCGAGTAGCTCCGCCGCCGAGGCTGATCCCGACTCCGTACCGCTGAGCGAAACTGGCGTCTCTTACGACGTAGCCCCAGAAGGACCAGTAGCACGCGATGAGGAGAGTCGCCTCGACCTGCTCGGCACCCTCCCAGCCATTCCAGAGTAGCCCGGTCCTGGCGGCGTGATACATCGCGTAGGGCAGCCGGGGCTGTCCGTCGACGATATACGGGTAGTCCTGGCCGGAGAACCTCCCGCCGAGGGCTTGCTCGGTGATGTCCTTCGACCCTTCGATTTTGTTGCCCGACCGGGGGAGCAGAACCTTGTACCTCGGCTCGCGACCTGGGCGGACGTCGAGGCTGTCCCATGTCCAGAGGGTCTCGCGCCCCTTCCCTTCTCCGAGGTCGACGTCTCGAAGACGGGCCTCGATCAGGTAGGTGGGGACGTCGGGATCGTCTGGATCTGCCGAGGCCCAGACCATGTCGGAGGGGACGGCACGGTAGAGCAGCTCGCCGCGCTCCTTGGCGTAGTCGACTCGGATCAGCCCCTCTCGCATCCCGATCGTGTTGCGGGCGTTCCTCGCCGCTATCGCCCAGAGTCCGTCGTCGCGGAGGCGGCGAAGGAAGTCGTCGATGTCCGCGGCCTGGTGAGAGATCTTCGGGGGGGCGTCGTACTGGATCGCGAGCTGCTTCGTGACCGTCCCAAAGAGGTTCCGGCTAACGTCGAGGTTCCCGAGCCGCGCGACGGTCTGGGCGGGGAAGAAGCTCTCCGCCTTGTTCAGGAGGTCTTGGCGCCACTGCCCCTCGAGGAGGCGGCGACGGAGGCGCGAGTGTGCCCGCCGGCTCTCGTCGTCCGAGTGCGGCAGCGGGGGCGGGCTTGTAAGTCCGGGCTTGTTCTCTTGCGACATCCTGGATCGTTCGTCTGTGGTCGGTGGGGCGAGGGTAGCCCCTCGGGCACGGGAAGGTCAAACTCTATCGGATGCGGATCTTCCTCTCGTCCTTGTGACGAGTGTCGAGGAACTCTCGGCAGATGTAGCGCGAGGCGTCGAGGATGTGGCTCAGGTCCTTGTTCGCCGCGTTGCCCCCTGGTCCCCGCCAGTGACGGAGGCCGGCTATCAGAGAGGCGCATCGAGGATGGACGGTCACCGACCCCCGGACCATCGCAGCGTGGAGGAGTCGGGAGGTGTAGGCGACCGAGCCCGGACCCTTGCGAGCCGGGAGGATCTTGAAGGGGGGCTCTGTCGGGGGCAGCCCGGAGACTGCGGCGATCTTCTGCTCGAGTAGGTGATTGACCCGGTAGCCCACCTCGGACTTGCCCGCGGAGTTCGTGTCTCCTCTCGCCAGGTCCACAGCCTCCGGCCCGACGTCCCACCGACCGAGCATGTCGAGGATCCCGTTCGCGTCGGCCTCGATCCCAGTCCGCCCGGGGCTCGTGTACTCGTCCAGGAACCAGACCTTGGGGTCGACCTTGTCACGCTTGAAGGCGACCAGGACCGCAGCCTCTCGGCCCGCGTCCTCTCCGTGGTCGACGCCGATCCCGATCTGGACCTCGTCGCCGGGTAGCTCTTCGCTGATCATCGAGTCGACGAAGGCGGCGAAGTAGCGGTCTGGGCTGATCCCCTCCCAGGCGCCGAAGAACCTCTGGTGGAGCTCGGCGGGGAGGATCATCTTTCGGATCTCCTCCAGCTCCGCCGCGCTGAGCCCGGTGTTCTCTGTGGACGGCTGGACGTGGATATCCTCCGCCCTCCCGTCCTCGCACGCTTGCTTGAGCCAGCCACAGGGGCGACCGACGGGGGTGAGGGTTAACCAGATCGAACCCTTGCGAACAATCACCCGAGACTGGGCCTCGGCGAAGATCCTCTCCTCCGGGGGCTCGTCCAGCCAGACGAAGTCCAGGGTCGACCCGGCAGCGGCGAGGACGCCCGCGGACTGCGAGACGATGCCCATCGAGTCGCCGCTCCTCAGTCGCAACATCCGACGACGCCCGACCGTAAAGCCTCGGTCCGGGTGATAGCGGCAGTCGGGATGGAGCAGGCCAGGGGGGAGCAGCTCGTGCAGCTTGCTCTCGATCTCCTTGCTGCTGTCGTCGGAGTAGGGAACCAGGCGACCGGCTACGGGGCGATCGGGGATGGTCCGGTGAGGGTGGGTGTGAGTTAGCCAGTACAGAGCCTCGGCGCATCCCGCGTAGCTCTTCCCGACGATCTGGTTAGGCCCCCGGAGGCATCTCGTCTGCGACTGGCTTCGGTGGAACCTCTCCTGTCCCGGCCTCGGCTGGTAGGTGGCGAGTGGGTTCGAGGTGATGGCGGCGAGGGCTGAGGCCAGGCTCACCTAGTGCCGTTGCCTTTGGCGGATAGCCTCGATCATCTCGGGGTCAAGCTCTGAGGCTAGACGGTCGAGCAGCTCGTCGCGGCTTAGGTTCGAGTGGTCCTCGGCGTCTGGGGCGTTCGCCATCTCGTCGCGAGCAGCTTGCACCAGCTTGTCGGCAGCCGTTCCCCAGGTCCGGTTCAGGTCCCGGAACTCCAGCCCCTTCCGTTGCTCCTCGTCCTCGAGCCGGGAGAGCATCTCCCCGTAGCTCAGAGTAGCGAGCTGGGCAGCCTGCTTTAGGATCGCATCCTTTGCGCGTTGTACTCCGGTAGAAAAGCTGGGATCAGTTTCCAGCCAGTAACGAACCGTCGTGTGTGCCCGGTCCGCCGCCCTGCCTGCGGCTCTCTGGCTGCCGCCGTCCGCTAGCACAGCTGCCGCCCTTTGCTTGGCGCTATGGGTCGTTCGTGGCACCCCCTCACCCTAGCCATTCTCCCTCCCCGCGTCGAGGATCGCTTTGGCCCGGGCCGACTCGGTGGGTGAAAGGGGAGGCAAGGGCTCGCCGCTCTCCCTCAGTGCCCGCAGCTCCGCGAGCGCGATCGTCGGCGAGGTCCTCTCGGACCTGGACACGAGCCAGACTGTCTCATCTCGGCTGACCTTCAGCGGACTGACCTTCAACTCCCATCCTCTCCGCAGAAGTTCCTCGACGTTGTGGCGACCCTCGTAGATCTTCAGGGTTGCCCCCTGGTGCCGCCCTGCCGCGCAGGAGCACGGGACCTGCGTCTCGTATCCTTGTGGGTCCGTCATCATAACGTGACCGTGCCGGCAGTACGAACAATAGGGATCGTAGGGGACCGCCGTCTCCGGCCTCGGCCTCCTCTTGTAGATCCTGATCACATCGTCCAGGTTCAGAGCCCCGAAGGCGCCCCGAGCTCGCCGCTCTGCGGCTTCCTCCCTGGCAGCGACGAACGACGACTCTAGGTGCTCGGGGACGATCGGGCCGAGTCGGTGGAGAAGGTCTGTCGACCACGCCTTGATCATCTCGTCAGCCGGCAGCCTTCCGTTGTTCAAGCCCAGCTGCCTCCTAATCACGTCTGCTATCTGTCTCACTGCGCTACCTCCTCTGCCGTCTCCGGCCCAAATATCCTGTCGAGCTGCTCCTCTGCCGTCTCGTCCCATCCCCCGTTACTGCGGCGGAACCTCGGCGCGGGGAGATCTGGCTTGGCCCGACCGTCAGCATCGAACAGGGCGAGGAAGTATGCGGCAGGGTTCGCGGCCCCCGCGCTCTTCCCCAGTGCCGACAAGACCACGTCCTCACCCTGCCCGACAATCCCGATCCACCTCTCGACCTGCAAGGGGGGAACCAGCCCGCGGAGGCCGAGGCGATGGCGTAGATCGTCGACAGTCATCCCCGCGATCTCTCTCACCCCCTCGGGGGGGTAGGGGGGGTGTTCTTCTTTTATTCTTCTTTTACTCTTCTTTATAAGGGTGCACTCCTGCTCACTACCTATAGTGCGGTCCTGCTCACTATGTATAGTGCGGTCCTGCTCACTAGGGACCAGCCGCCCCCTAGTGCACTCCTGCTCACTAACAGGGTGCGGTTTGCTAGTGCGGTCCTGCTCACTAGTGCGCGCCCACTCACTAGCGGGTGCGAGTTTGTAGGACGACGCCCCCTTTCCGGGTCCGCCTCGAGTCACTCGGACGAC